TGGGGTACTGGCCCATCTGGAAATTATACTGGTATATTTATGGATAAAGTTGTTGATGGATTACCTCAACAAAATGTTAATGCATATACAGTAACTCCGAACATAAAACAATCAGGTGCTGATCTTAGAATACGGGTTAAAATTAATCATGGATATGCCGGATCTGGTGCAACTGGTACTGCATCATTTTCTATTATTAAAGCAGGTCCTAATACACCACTTGATCGCGAATATATAGTATTTAATACAAATAATGGTTCGATTCCTCGAGGAACATTCTATGATACGTATTTAGACACAGTTATATTAAATTCTACATTCGAAGCCGGAGATGCATTTAGTATAGGAGCTTATAATGCTGAAGCTGGTCATGCAATTATACCAACAACCACTTATTTTGTAATAACAGATGCATCTAAAAATGTAGATGAATGGAATCAGGAATTATAATATATGTTATCACAATATAAAAATATCGATCAAATATTATCAACTAACAAATCTATATCAGGTTTACGTATAGATAAATTACGTAGTGATTATTTGAGTTTTGATGCAGCTGAACGAGTAAGTCCGGTAACTGCAATTGTTAGTCCTGATCCGAACTCAAATATTAAAACAGAATTACATATATATTCTGATGAGGATTGGATAACAGGAAATCATTCAATACAGTTAGAACAAAAAATTCCAGTATATTATAATGAGTTCGACCAACCTATAACATGGGGTACATCACCAATTGCGATTGATTTATATCAAGAATTTGATACTTTAAAATTAACATCTGGTAAGTTTAAAATTGTCATTAATTTCTTTAAGAATTTAATTGGAAGTTATGACCGCCAACATTTAAGAATTGACGACATATCTCCAGATCGTACAGAGATTAAATTGCGAGCTATTGATTCAGATGATCCTGAATATTTGCAGCAAATATCTGAATATATTAATACAGTTAAACATACTAATTCAACATATTGGAATACATATTTATTAAACTTTAGTAGAAATCAAAATGTAACAATTGTTAATAGTGTTGTAATTGGAGAATACTTATATGTAAAACTAGATTCGGAATTACCTCTAGAATTTGGTTTAAATTATAAATGTTGGGTTGTACAAGAATTAAAACCGGCATATATAGATAATGTATTTATAGCCCCAGCAGTTGCAGTAGCTACTTTTAATTCATTAGCTGGGCCGAATTGGCAAGCATTTGATTCTACAAATACTAGTGCAGAAACTGATTATAAAACTTGGTCTGAATTATTAGGGTCTAACGCTCAAACATCACAGCAAATTGTAGATACATATTTTTCTGGTAGTTTATCTGGAATGTCATTAAACATAGATTTTAGTGATTTTAATAACTTTATATTTTATAGTTCAGCTGAAGAACGTTTAGTTAATTTCCGTTATAAAATGGAAATGTTAGATTATTATGATGCTCAATATACTATAGTATCAAATATATCAGGTAGTACTGCAACAACAAATGCTCAAGATTACTTAAATACTAAATCTAATTTAATTGGCGGATTTGATAATTGGGAAAAATGGCTTTACTATGAATCATCATCTCGTTTAACTACTTATGATAATCCATTAGAGAATCCAAATGTTGCTGAACTAACAGGTAGTTATATAACTACTATGCCAAAAAATACATCGGTAACTAGCTCAATATTTGAAACATGGTATACTGAAGTATTAGATTATGCTCAACAATATGATGAACTTAACTTAAATAGTTTAATAAAAACTATTCCAGAACATATGCGATTAGATTCAGATAACACTGGATTATCTACATTTGTTAATATGTTAGGACATCATTATGATATAATTTATACGTATGTTAATCATATGCAACGTGTAAATAAACGTGATGAAAATCCAAAAGTTGGAATGCCAAATGAATTATTATATTCAGTAGCAAAACAATTTGGATGGAATTTACAAGATGGAACTCAATCACAAGAATTATGGCAATATTTATATGGCGTAGATTCTATAGGAACTTCATTAACTGGATCTAATTCTGTTTTAGGAACAAATACAGCCGGTAAAGATATTACATATACTACATGGCGCCGAATCGTTAATAATTTACCTTTATTATTAAAAAGTAAAGGAACTAAACGAAGTGTGCAAGCATTATTATCATGTTATGGTATTCCACAATCTATGATATCAATTAATGAATATGGTGGTCCTAAAATTGAAGGTAATAATGTATATAAAAAACTTAACTTTGATTATGCATTAAATTTTAGTGGTAGTTCGGGTCAAGTATCAGTTCCATACAATCAATCAATTAATTCAATTGAATTGCGATTTAGAACTCCAGATATTACATTAGAACCAACATTGCCAACAAGTATGGAATTATTTCGCGTAGGCAATGTTACTGCATCTTTAGAGTTTGAAAGAGGAACATTAGGTCGCGTATCCATTAATGGTAATACAAGTAATTTAATTGAACTATATGATGGAACATGGAATTCGGTTTTAGTTCGAACAAATGGGTCAAATGTTGATTTAGTAGCTAAAAAAGCAAAATATGGAAATATCATTGCAACTGCAACTGCGTCAGCAAACACAGCAATTTCGGCATCTAGCACAGTTATAATAGGCGCTGGAACAAGATTTATTGGTCAAGTACAAGAATTAAGATTGTGGTCTTCTAGTTTGCAAGATCCTGCATTTGAAAATCATACAAAAGCACCAGCTGCATATGATGGAAATATCGAAGCATATGACGAATTAATTTTTAGACTACCATTAACACAAAAAATTATTACTGGAAGTTTTTCTGGAGTTCAACCCGTTATTAATTCAATAACAGCAAGTATTAATGGAAATTTAAGTGGTTCGTGGGATTCAATTGAAGAAATGTATTATTATGATGCTGTAACGTTAGCGGGTACTGGATTTAATGATAATAAGATTCGTTTAGAACAGAATGACTTGGTTGGATCTTTAGATATTATTACAAGAGCTGAGCGTAGTCAATATGATTCCGCTGCGCTTGATAGTAAAAAATTAGGAATTTATTTTTCGCCTCAAACAATGATTGATGAAGATATCATTGCACATTTAGGTGGAATCGAATTAGATGATTATATAGGCGATCCAGTAATTGATGCTGAAATGGATTATCCTCGTTTAATATTACGAGCTCAACAATATTGGAAAAAATATGATACGTCAAATGATTTTAATGCATATATTTCTATGTTTACATTGTTTGATATGTCATTCTTTAAACAATTGGAACAATTATTACCAGCGCGTACTGATAAATTAACTGGATTATTAATACAACCAAATTTACTAGAACGTAATCGAGAATCAATACAAGCAAAAATATCACATACAACGCCGACATATGATTCAAACATTGATTTACAGATACAATCGATAACAGGATCGGTTCATCAATACTTAGGAGAAGTTGCAACAAAAATAGTTGATATTATTGGAGAATATCCGTCAAATTTAAGTGTTCAACTAAAACCAATTGCAAGTGCATCTGTTGGAACTGTATATTCTAAAAAATATTTATTAGATAATAATATAACCGGTTCTTCGCCATATTGGTTAAGTGAAGCAGTTTGCCCAGCTATTTTTAATTCAACTACATCTGAAAAGTATTATGTATCTGGTTCATCGCCATTTATAAATACTACTGGTGCGGTTACATTATATGGTTCATCGACATACGGAGTATCATTATATTCTAATTTATTAACCGTTTCTAGTAGCGGAACGTATGCACCAGTACAAGATTTTCTACCAATTGGAATTGAAAATCAAAAATATGCTGGGGCTAAAATGACATCGCCGGCATTCAATGTTAATTCATTAGACACAATCGATGGCGGTCCTGTTGTAGAATGGTTTACAGCTAATCCAAATCAATTAATTGTTGGTTCTGGCGGTAATCAAGGTGTATTCCAATTAAATAACGGATAAAATTTATAAACTCAATATTTATATAAAAATTAGGAAAAACATGGGATACTTAGATAATTCATCTGTAACTATTGATGCAATCTTGACATTAAAGGGTCGAGAATTATTAGCAAAAGGCGGAAATGAATTTAATATTACACAATTTGCGTTAGGCGATGATGAAATTGATTACACATTATGGAATCCAGATCACCCACTTGGAACGCAATATTATGGAACTATAATTGAAAACATGCCGATTATAGAAGCAATACCAGATGAAACTCAGGCATTAAGATATAAATTAGTATCTTTGCCAAAACAAACAACAAATATACCAGTTATTAATGTTGGAAATACATCTATAATATTAGCAGCTCCAGGAAACTCAGCTACATTGGTACCAAATACCAGTAATTTACAAGGCGGTAATAGCAATTTAGGATATACTGCTATATTGTCTGACTCGACAGTTGCTGAAATTCAGGTTACTAGAGAATTACAAAATTCAACTATGCCAACCGTACCAGTATTTATTGGTGATAGTGAAGATGCACAAAGTGTTGCATTAGCAGGATTTGAATTTAAAATTATTGCTAAAACACAAATGTTAGCAGACAAAACTGCAACTATAACAATTATTGGTAACGAAACTGGTGGTTCTGTTACTATTAATTTAACAGTGAAACGAGTAACTACTGCTACTGGATTAACAGCATAATAAGGTAAATGAATATGACATTAAATTTTATAAAAACATTAAAGAAACAACCACGTCACGGACAAAGTGGAATTGCGGCAGCAGGTAATGTTATGCGATCATCACCGACAGCCTTACCAACTAGCACAGCTCCGGCTCCAACCGCTGGGTCTGTTTCTAACCAAGTACAATTACTAGCACAACAAATGGCACAACAAATTGTTGCACAACAAAATAGTGCTGCTAATGTAACTAAAAAGGGTCGAGTATTTACTACATTTGATCAAGCAAATGATGTTGTTAAAAATCAAATTGAAGTTGTAACTGGCGGAGTATGGAGTAATGGAAGTGGTAGTTTATCTACAATGTTTACTAGTTCGGCTCAAACAATTTCACAACGTCGTTATTATACAGATGTATATAATGCTCAACCAACATCTGAATCTAGTGCTGTACAATTTTCTGTTGCATATGGTCATGCATTAGGTAGTGGTAGTATTGGAACAAATCAAGATTCTCCGTCTAAAGCAGTTTATTCACAGTATCGTCAACTTTTATTGAATCCGACTGATACTCGCTTTACCACAGCCGGATCTGGTAGTACTGATTCGATATACATAGTTAACTTTAAACGTAACCGATTAAAAGAACGTTTAGATGCAGGTAATTTTGAATTACCAGTAAAAGCAATTAGTTCTCGTGCAACAAATGCAACTGGTAGTGTTACATTAGGAACTGCTGATTATACATTTATTGATGATTCTAGTTTAGCATCTGCAACTATTGGAGATAGTGGTCGTAAATATAACTTGGTTAGTGGATCTATTGCAAATGGAGTTTACAATCCAACTAATCCAATTTATTATGGTTTAGTTTACCCAGACTTCGGAACAATTATTGTAGATGGAAAAATGTTGGATCAACAATTAGCATTTTCTACTAATACAACATCTAATTCTGAAGGAAATAATCATTTTGCATTGTACCATGCAATTTCAGGATCAGCAAATGATTTCCAAGCACGTAACTCTGAAAAAATAACTAGTACTCATTATTTTGTACGAGTTAAAAATGGCGAATACAATTTTTCAAATAATCCATCATATGTAACAGGTAGTGTTGGTCAATTAGCAGAAGCTTCATTTGTTGGTGATCCAAAAACATATATTACGACGGTTGGTTTATATAATAGTAAAAATGAATTATTAGCGGTTGCTAAACTTTCTCAACCATTATTAAAGTCATTCCAACGAGAAGCTTTATTGCGAGTTAAATTAGACTTCTAATAAAAAACATATTGATTTAATCCTGCCGATATTTATTATTAAATAATAAGGCAGGATTTTTACTGTATGACTGAACTAAATAATACTAACAACGAATTTGATGTAAATCAATCATTAAGACCAACTGTGTTTAAAAAAGTTGATCCATCTGATGTTATGTACAATCCATTTCAATCATATAAGTTATGGTCTAGAACAAGTGGTTCTGCTTGGGTAGTTGCACCTGATGATTCGAAATATCATTCTGTAAATCATATGTTTTATAAATACGCAACAGAACCAGCAAAAACATTTGGCCCTAATGATTTAAATAAAACTACTAAATCATTATTTTTAACTGCATCTATATTTAGTATTCCAGAACGTGAGTTAGGCGAAGGTATTAAGCCAGCGTCTGTAACTATTACGTCTGGTAGTATTACGCTAAAATCAGATAAATATAGCAACTTATATGATATTTCAATTTCGTCTAGTTCGATATTACCATATTCATATTATCAAGGATTTAATCAACAAGTTGTTCCTAGTAATGTTGACCCATTAAATGCTACTCAAGTTACATATGTGACTGGTTA